GACATCATGCCCGTGGCCACAGGTTCTGCATTACCGATTACAAGATCACGGATCTTGGATCCTTCATAAAGTTTTATGTCTGTCTGACAGAGGCCCTTGGCCATGATAAAACTATTGTGCGGGTGCTTGATATGGAAACCAATTTGATGTGGAGAAAACCGAATTTTTTTAGCCAAACTTAGCTTTAATTCGATAGTGAAAAAGTGGCCAGAAGTATTATAAACCAATAGATCAGGAGTCCCATGTGCAGCGCTATTTTCCACGCGTGTAAATGATAATTCGCAATTATTTTTAGTGTTGAACGCTTTAATTTCATGCCAAAATTTAGTCTCCCCCTTAATCATTATTCAGGCTAAGTCCGGAGTATTCAAGCTAACTAAATTTTCTTAATTACTTCACCCATATTCCAATTAGATGAGTATATTGTAAGTACCAATCTATGAGTTTCACGGACGCCAAGTATTTTGTTTTCCATTAACTTTATATCTTTGATGTCATAATATTTGCCATCGGGCAAACACACCTGTACTCTAGCCTCTTGGGCCACCGGTGCTTTCATAAACTTATCTAGGACCTGTCTTAATAGCTTTCCTGATACCATACTTGAACATATACCAAAAATAATTTATAATGCAAGTATGTCCGTACCAAAAAGACTTACAGAAAAACAAATTAAATTTGCTAATCTAATTGTAACAGAAGAAGGTCGAAAGACTGATTCTGAATGTGCTATTGCTGCAGGTTATGAACCCAATTCAGCTTACGTATCTGCAAGTAAATTACAAAACCCCTCTTTGTACCCGTTGGTTACTCAATACATTGGAAGACTCAGAGCAGAAAAATTAAAAAAATATGATATTACTTATGAAAAACATTTGGCAGAGTTAGGCAAAATTAGAGATGGAGCCTATGATAATAAGGCCTGGAGTGCTGCAGGTAATATGGAAGTAGCTAGAGGTAAAGCTGCAGGGTTTCAAAATAATACTAATCTACATTTACATAAAAACTTAGATAACGCTGATGAATCAGAACTTGATAAGGAATTAGAAAAAGCATTGAAAGACTTTAAACCTATTATTGATACCAATGCCGAAGTGGTTGAAGAAATAAAACCTGTTAAAATTAAAAATAATAATACTATAAATTAAGTTTCTTAATAGACACAATGACTGAGGTAGGTATTATTACTGTACTACCAATATCCTCAAAAGTATTACCTTCTTTGCTTTTTATATAGTCTCTAAAAATTCTAGTCACACCTTTACGTTGACTTAATAGATATCCTTTGGATACTGCAACAGGAAGTTTATCTTTGTCTAGTGTTGATAGCGTACTCCAGCCGTCGTCACCCTCGATATCAACCCATTCTATCTCTACATAAGGATATTTAGAAATATCTCTGCCTAAATTTTTACTTGTCATCTTTGGAAATATTTTTCTTTTTTTAGGCATGACTTCTTATATCACCTATAGGTTTTTTCTCTAGGCACATTTTTTTTCAAAAAGTTTTTCTTATGTGCGCGTACGGGTTTGTTAAAAGTGTTGATATAGGCTAATTATTGTAAATTGTAACAGCTGTAACACCATTGTAACAGCATTTTGTTACAAAAATATCGTCTATAAGTGTTGATATTTGCGAACAATAGTCTTTTAATAACCATTGTAACCATTGTAACAGTGTTTTGGAAATTGAAAAACAAAAAAACTTTTCTGGCAAAAAAAGTCTATAGGTAGAAACTTGCCTTATTGTAAACATAATTGTTGCAAATAAACAACACATTGTGGCTTTTTAGCCACAATCCATGCAATAACCCTTTGAACTAGGGCTTTCATTTTTGTACAGGTAGTTGTTACAATCCTTTGCTTTACAAAGTGTAGTACCTTTTAAATCTTTGTTACTAAATATTTCATCAAAATTTTTTCTGTAAATTTCGTTGGAAGGCCTTGATTGGCCATCCCATTTTTCTTTTTTCATTTTTATTCCTTTCATATAATATCCTATAATACATTACATACCGGCTCTGTCAACTACTTCTTCAAATTCCCTTTTTTGTTTGTAGTATTGTGCTACTTTTTTCCACCATTCGTTCGCGTAATGTTTGAATTCTTCGCCTTCTACGGGAAATTCTTGAAATAATAAGTCTTTACTACACATTAGAATGATTCCAAACTGTATATTAGTTCCGTATATTTGGTTGTGAGCAATTGCATATCCTGCAAGTTGTAGGTAATAGTCCTCGATCCATTCTTTTCGTTTCGGTTTATTTGTTTGTTTAAAATCTATAATGGCCTCTTTACCCTCGTACATTCCAACACCATCGGTTGCACCTGCGTACATTTCTGGATAAAATAATACACATTCGGTAGCCCATAACTCATCGAGTCTACCTTTTAATCCCTGGTCCGCGATTATCTGTGCCATCTTCGTGGCATGTCTTCCTTCGGGCGTTAGGTTCACGATAGGTTTATCTAACATATACCCTTCAAGAATCGAATGCATAAGAGTACCTCTCGCTGCAGCAGTCTCAGTAATTTTTTTAGCCTCAGCCTCACCAACTCTATCTCGCCATCTCTGTAAAGAATCTGACTTATCCTTACTCTCGCAAGCTTTTAATATAGAAGTCACACTAGGTAATTTTTCTTCCCCGACCAGGTAATGTCTTTTACCATCAATAATTTTCCGAGTCGATGTCGGGTAGTAAAATCTTTTATTTATTTTAATCATTTATTAATTCCTTTCATAAATTGGTGTGGTAGTTGTTGGTTTAACAGCCTAATAAATATTAGGATCAAAAGAAACCGAACCAACTCAGACATTGCTGCCAAGAACCTACCACTATCCTTCATGATTATCTTTTGTCCTATTCTGTAATTCTTTTCCAACCCGTATAAAATTTTTCCAATCATCCGGGTTACTATTATGTTTTCTATCGTTACAACCAAAACAACAAAAAATAATATTATCACTTTGATAAGTTATTCCTGTATCGTATCGGTCAATACTAAAGTTAGTATGATTTTGTGTTGATCTATTAACATTTTGTCCCTTACCTCTAACTCCCATCTTAGTTATAAACGTAAATGGTTTTTCACAATACCTACAAAGTCTACCATCTGAGTTTGTAAATTTTTCTTTCATAATAATAATATGATTCATGTACAATCTCCAAAATTCTTTTTTGTCCATAGACTTATGCGCTCTGTGACCGCCATATTTTTCTATACTAGGCTTAAACTTTCTTGCAACACAGGCCATAACAAATCCACGTTCCGTGTTCATATATGCAAAGTCTGCCTCTGCTCGTTTCTTTAATATTTTAGGATCTTTAGGATTTTTGTAAGCCATTAGATCTTTCCAAACATAGTTTGTGTTTACTTTGTTCCATTAAATAAAAATCATAGTGTGCCAACGCTTGAGTAATTTGTTTTATGTCGTAAGTTTCTATGTCATCAAATACAAACCTGGTTCCAGGATTAGAACGATTAGCAAAAAATAGAGCTTCATGTAACACTGCAGCGGTAGTGTGAGGACCATCGAAGTGTACGAAGTCATAATTATTCATAATCTTTTTTTGACCTTTGTAATAGATAGGCACTCCTTGACCAAATGCATTAAAGTATTCAATGTCTTCCAATTGATATAAAATAAAATTTTCGTGTTTATTAAAAGCAGTTAAGAAAGTTTGTTTCATAGAGTTAGGATACGTTGGAGTCTTATAACTCCCATCTTCATTGTATAAAATATTGCCCTCAAAGTCTTTCCATGCAGGAGCGAATCCTGGTTTAGAATCTAAATGCTTATAAGTAATATCCCCATAAGGATCTATACCTATATGAAAATGATTTTTATTTTTAAGATTCTCCATGATGACGTGAGAGCCGTAACCCTCACGAACACCAATCTCTACGCTTAAATAAAAGTCTCTAGGACTTAATTGATCGGCCCACTTAGCAAGTAGACTATATTCTTTACTGTCTCCTTTAATCATTAGAATAACCTATGTAGAGATTCTCTATAAGCAAACATTATCTTTTCATGTGCATCAAAATATGTGTCAATGTCCGGTTTATGCCATTCTTTTTTTTCGGTGATAACATCAAGAGATTGTTTGCTAGCATCGAGAGCGTGTTTGATTATGTTGTAAGTAAATTCTTTAGAAATATCATCCATATCTTTAGGTAGATCTTCTTGTTTCATACTTAAACTTAGTCCATTTTCTTTTAAAACATACCTAACTTCATTTAAAGATTTTTTACCAAAGCCAGGCATTCTAAGTAATTGTCCTTCGGTACTTAAAACTAAATCTTTTATTGTTTTAATTTCTGGAGCATGAAGTAAAAATGCATTGTGCACTCTTATATTCATTTCTAGTTCTGATATTTCTTTTTTTAATAGTTCCATTATTTCTCCTTTATATATAGTTTAGATCGAAGCGATCTTACTTCTTCGATTAGTTTTTGATTATAGTTGTGTAGTTTTTCGTTCCTAAACTCTAGAACTTCTATTCGTTTAGTAAGATCATTAGGGCCCCGGTCATCTACCGGAGTCCCTTGTTTTTTTACATCTACCTGAAAAACAATCCCTTGTTTCTTTAATAACTCTAACTTCTCTGTTAGTTTGTTATACTCAATGATGTCTTCCTCACTCATCATATTTTATGTTTCATCAACTCATTAAATTTTTTGAGTTCATGCTCCGATATATTTTGCAGACCATTGGTTCGGTTATAAATCTCACGTGCATCTAAAAGTTTATTACTATTTTCTTTTTCATAACCTTTAGCTTTGTTTCGACTTATAACCTCTAAGTGTTCGTCTCTAAGTTCAGTCATCACGATACTTGTTTAACCTCATCAGTCAACACTAAGGGTTTACGTGTAAAGTCAAAAGCATCATCGGTACTAATCAAAATTTGAATAGTATTATCTGAGTCTTCAGACTCTAACATTTCTGATGCTACCTTAAACTTCATAGCCTCTTCAAATGTTTCCGCTTCTTTAACCACCGTCACATAATCATTTGAATGTGAAAATGGTATTCTTTTTACTACTGTATATTTCATACTTTCTCCTGTATTGGTTTATTTAAGTTTGCCATTTAATCTTTTGGCTTCTTTGTTTACTAGAATTGTTACCACCTGTGCTCTCGATACTTCGGGATCATCAGGTACTAACACTTTTCTAATTTTGTCAATCTTCGCATACGTTTCTTTTTTAATAGAAATATTTTTGTATTTGCTAAAATCAGTCATTTGTTATATCCTTTCATTTTTAATATAAGGATATCCTACAAAATATTCTTCTTTATGTCAAGGGCTTTATGACAAAAATTATTTTAATTATGTTGATGTGTAGTACAACTCCAGGAAATGACTGCCAAATCATACCGACGCCTGTTGAAGAATTTAAAGATAACTTTGAATGCACTGTGTATGGATACAGTTATTCTACGAGTATTATTTCAAGTCTTTCAAGAGATTTTGTTAATAAATATGGAGCCTATACTAGGTTTACTTGCGAAAAGAGAGAAATTATTTAACTAACCCTGGCCTTTGTAACGTGTTTGTTTTTTTTGACGTTTTTCGTTCTTATTTAACGATTTTTTATGCTGGCGAGGTCCTCTTTTTTTAGGTTGATCTCTTGTTTCAAATGATTTAAATTTTTTAGCCATTATCTAATTCTGCTTGTTTTTTTATTAATTTTTTTTCTTGTTCAGTTAATTTTAAATAACTAATGCTGCCATTAACATGTTGTTTGTTATCAGATCCACAGTTAGTGCATCTATAAAACTCTGAAACAATTGCTACTAGTACCGTATTTTCTCCACACTCTGAACAATCTCCCATTACAGTATCTATTCTATTACTAAACATTATTGTTTCCATTAATTTAAATTTTTTCTTTTTATCTGTCATAACTTTTTATAATAAATCTACTGCCTTTCCAATAATTGGTTTATATTTAGTTTTCTTTTCTTCTCTGTACGCTCTCATATATTGATGTCTTGGATTAAATGGTACATAACTTGCGTGGATCCATCCACTATTAGGTTGTCCAGGTGTGTAGTACTCGAGAATTAATTGATCTGTCTCTAAATTTTGTCTTACCCAATCAGCCACTTCAGCATTGTCAACTCCTACACATTCAAAATCAACCGCCTCAGCTTTGCAGTGCTGTGAATTAATTGAACTGCCAATAGCAGCGCAAAGTTCTGAAGAACGATAACCGCTAGTCACCTTGACCCGACCGAACTGGTCACGTACTGGCTGTAAAA